TTGGCAAACAGGACAGGGTGCGCCTGATTTCAGGCCCAACCAACATATCTATTGTGCGGAGCAAGATGATTCGTATATGGATGCAGAAGAGACTTTCAACAATCTTTACAAGGAGCAAAAGAAATGATGAAATCTAAAATGATGGCTACTGGTGGTATGACTAAAAAAGGATATGCTGCTGGAGGTGTTGCTACTAAGCCAATGGCTAAGAAGGGCTATGCTGCTGGAGGTGTTACCATGCCTATGGTTGAAAAAGGTGGAATGAAAGTTCCAGCTTTTGCTGCTGACGGAAAAGGCAAGATGGCTAAGGGCGGTGCTGTTAAAGCACCAATGAAAGCTAAGAAGAAGTAATGGCTACTATTAAGCAAATAGCTAAGGTAGGCAAAGTGATGGGTGAGTTTAAGGACAAAGGCTTGCACAGTGGTAAAGGTGGCAAGGTTGTTACAAACCCCAAGCAAGCCATTGCCATTGCCTTGTCTGAAGCTAAAGTGAAGCCGAAGAAGAAATGAACAAAGAGCCTAAGGTTAGAAGTTTAGGGAAAGTGTTAACAGCGGGATCTGCTAACACTATCTACACTTGTCCTGAGAATTTTGTAGCTAAGATGGTGTTGTTATTTATTGCCAATCATGCAGGTAATAACAAGACTGTTCAGGTTCAATGGAATGATATTAGTGCTAGTGGAACCTATCATATTGTTGGTGGATATACTTTAGCAGCTAATGCCTACCTCAAGCTTGATGGTAGCTATCTTGTTCTTAATCCCGGTGACACTGTCATTGTCACACCAGAGGCTGGTTCAACTATGGATGCCACCATCACTGTTGAAGAATATTATGAACAAGGACTATTTTAATCATGGCTAAAAGAGAACTAAGCGAACAACAGAAGAAGTTCATTGAGGTGTTATTTGCTGAGGCTGGAGGCAATCCTGCTAAGGCTAGACAGCTTGCTGGCTATAGCGAAGGCTACAATACCAAAGTCCTTATGGAAGTTCTTAAGGAAGAAGTGATTGAGGCTACACAGCTTTATATCGCTATGAATGCTCCTAGAGCAGCTATGGCTGTTGTCAGCGGCATTGCTGACCCTACAGAGCTAGGCTTGAAAGAAAAGCTCAACGCTGCTAAAGATTTGTTAGACAGGGCTGGCTTGGTGAAGACAGAGAAAGTTCAGGTGACAGCACCTAACGGCATCATGATTTTGCCAGCCAAAGACAGCGGTGAGTGATAGAGACTTAGGGGCTTGGATATTGCCACAGCCCAAAGCAAAGGAAACATATGTCGCCATTCCAAAGATTAGAAAAACTATACCATTTGGTTATAGACAAGATGAAGAAGATGCTAACCTCTTGCAGCCAATTCCTACAGAGCTTGAAGCGTTAGAACTAGCTAAGAAACATTTAAAACAATACAGCTCTAGGCAGGTAGCAGCTTGGCTTACCACCACAACAGGTAGAACGATAAGCCATGTGGGATTATTAAAGAGAATAAAGACTGAAAGAACTCATGGACGAAAATCCGCTACTTACCGCAACCTTGCCACAAGGCTCAAAAAAGCCCTTGAGCAAGCGGAAAGGTACGAAGAAAAATCCAAGAGGCTCGGCAGGGAAGACCAAACAGGATACTTCGAGTCAGAACAGTACAGCAAGCTCACCGAATATATCGATAGTAAACTCGCCAGAGACTCCTCTAGCGACACCTGATGATAGGGAAGTATTGTTTAAGCCCAATGCTGGGCCACAAACATTCTTCTTAGCTTCCTCAGAGAGGGAAGTGTTATATGGTGGAGCTGCTGGTGGTGGTAAAAGCTACGCTATGTTGGCTGATCCGCTTAGGTATATGGTACATCCACAGTTTTCTGGGCTTCTGTTACGACACACTACAGAAGAACTTCGAGAACTTATTTGGAAGAGTCAAGAGCTTTATCCAAAGATTTACCCCGGCATCAAATGGAGTGAGAGAAAGATGCAGTGGGAAGCACCGTCAGGAGCTAGACTGTGGATGTCCTACCTTGATAGAGATGAAGATGTATTGAGATATCAGGGTTTGGCGTTTAGCTGGATTGGTTTTGATGAGTTGACGCAGTGGCATACGCCATTTCCGTGGAACTATATGCGTTCTAGGTTGCGTACAGCAGCATCAGACCTACCAATCTTCATGAGAGCTACAACAAATCCGGGTGGTCCGGGCCATGCTTGGGTGAAGAAGATGTTTATTGACCCTTCTCCAGCGGGTAAAGCCTTCGATGCTACCGATATTGAGAGCAGTACCACCTTAGTCTATCCCAAAGGACACAGCAAAGAGGGGCAACCACTGTTTAAGCGTAGGTTTATCCCTGCTATGTTGACGGATAACCCCTATTTGATGCAGACAGGTGACTATGAGACTATGTTGTTGTCTCTACCTGAGCATCAAAGGAAGCAATTGTTAGAAGGAAACTGGGATATTGCTGAAGGTGCAGCCTTCACAGAGTTTAATAGGCAGATTCATGTAGTGGAACCATTCCACATACCAAGTAATTGGACTAAATTTAGGGCTTGTGACTATGGATACGGAAGCTTTAGTGCTGTGGTGTGGTTTGCTGTGTCTCCAAGTGAGCAATTGGTTATCTATCGTGAGCTATATGTTAGCAAGGTGCTTGCCAAAGACCTCGCTCACATGGTAATGAGGGCTGAAGAGAACGATGGCCCTATGAGATATGGTGTATTGGACAGTAGTTGCTGGCATAAGCGTGGTGATACAGGTCCATCACTGGCAGAACAGATGATTGCAGAGGGTTGTAGGTGGAGGCCATCTGATAGAAGTGCTGGAAGTAGGGTGGCAGGTAAAAATGAGCTGCATCGAAGGCTACAACTAGACCCCTTTACAGAACAACCAAGACTGGTTATAACAAGCAACTGTGTGAACACGATTGCTCAGCTACCTGTATTGCCTTTGGACAAAAGAAACCCAGAGGATATTGATACTAAAGCTGAAGATCACTTATATGATGCTATTCGTTATGGTGTGATGAGCAGACCTAGAAGTAGTTTGTTCGATTACAATCCATTAAACTCTAATGGCTCTGGGATGAAGATGGCAGACCCCATATTTGGGTATTAAAGGGTATTTATGGCGACAAACAATTTCATGGATGATAAATCCATTGGTTTAGAAGATAAAAAGCAGGGAGAAACTACATCATTCACTGGTGATAGTCTATTAGTCTTTCTAAACGACAGGTATACAAAGTCTGAAGAGAGTCGTAGACAGGACGAACAGCGTTGGTTGAAAGCCTATCGCAACTATCGTGGTATCTATGGACCTGATGTTAAATTCACTGAGACAGAGAAGAGCCGTGTATTTATCAAAGTGACAAAGACCAAGGTGCTTGCAGCATATGGTCAAATCACTGATGTGTTATTTGCCAATAACAAGTTTCCTTTGAGTGTTGATCCCACTGTACTACCAGAAGGTGTAGTAGATACAGTACATATTGATCCCAAAGCACCAGAAGGTGCAGAAGCAGAGATTGCTTCACCATTTGGGTATAAAGGTGATGGTAAAGACCTAGCACCGGGTGCTACACTTTCTTCTTTGATGGACAGGCTTGGTCCTTTGAAGGGTCAGCTAGGCTCTCAAGAGAATCTCAAAGAAGGTCCGGGCGTTACACCTACATCCATCACATTCCACCCTGCAATGATTGCAGCTAAGAAGATGGAGAAGAAGATACATGACCAGTTGGATGAGAGTGGTGCTAATAAGCACCTGCGTTCCACTGCCTTTGAGATGGCTCTGTTTGGTACAGGCATCATGAAGGGTCCATTTGCTAAGACTAAAGAATATCCTAGTTGGGATGAAGAGGGTACATACAAACCTGAGATGAAGACAGTACCAGAGACATCACATGTGTCTATCTGGAACTTCTATCCTGATCCTGATGCTACTAACATGGAAGAAGCTCAATACATTATTGAGCGTCACAAGCTTAGTGCTACACAACTAAGGGCTTTGAAGAATCGTCCTTTGTTTAGAGGCAACGTCATTGAAGATGTTATTGACATGGGAGCCACCTATACTAAGAAGTATTGGGAAGATGACTTGAGAGACTATGCTCCCAATTTAGGCACAGATAGATTTGAAGTGCTGGAATATTGGGGCAGTATTGATATTGAAAAACTAGCAGAGAATGACATTGACATTCCAAAAGAACTAGAAAACTATAAAGAGCTTCAAGCTAATGTATGGTTTTGTAACAACAAAATTATTCGTTTAGTATTGAATCCGTTTAAGCCAGCCAACATCCCATACTACGCTGCTCCTTGCGAATTAAACCCCTACTCTCTATTTGGCATTGGTGTTGCCGAAAACATGGATGACACCCAGACCCTCATGAATGGTTTTATGCGTATGGCAGTGGACAATGCAGTGTTGTCTGGCAACCTTGTGTTTGAGGTTGATGAAACCAACCTTGTTCCCGGACAGGATATGTCTGTCTATCCCGGTAAAGTGTTTAGGCGACAGGGTGGTGCTCCCGGTCAAAGCTTGTTTGGAACTAAGTTTCCTAACGTGGCTGCCGAGAACTTACAACTGTTTGATAAAGCACGACAGCTTGCTGATGAATCAACAGGCATGCCCTCATTTGCACACGGACAAACTGGTGTGAGTGGTGTAGGTAGAACAGCCTCTGGCATTTCTATGTTGATGAATGCTGCATCTGGTAGTGTTAAAACCATCATCAAGAATGTGGATGATTATTTGTTAGCTCCTTTGGGTAAGGCTTTCTTTAGCTTCAACATGCAGTTTGACTTTGATAACTCTATTAAGGGCGACTTAGAAGTTACAGCCAGAGGTACAGAGAGCTTGATGGCTAATGAGGTGAGAAGCCAACGCTTGATGCAGTTCTTGCAGATTGCAAGCTCTCCTGCATTGATGCCATTTGCTAAGTTTCCTTACATCATTCGTGAAATTGCTAAGAGCATGGACCTTGATCCAGACAAGGTGACTAACAACATGGAAGAAGCAATGCGTCAAGCTTTGCTGATGCAACAAGCTACAGCTCCTGCAGAGGGTGCTCCTCCTGTTGCTGGTCCAGAAGGTGGTCCTCCTCCAGTGGCTGATATGACTGGTGGTGGTGGTGGAAATATTGGCGTTGGTGCTGCACCAGTGCCGGGTGAACAAGGATTTGCTGGTAATGTCCAAGCCGTACCTCCCCAAGCTTAAAGGCTTTGTAAACACTAACGCTACATGGGAAGCGTTCCAAGAGATGCTTGATGCTGAGATTGCTCAGCAGCATAAAAACTTAGAACAAGCTACTGATGTTCGTGAGATTGGAAAGGCTCAAGGAGCCGTTGCTGCTTTACGCAGACTAAAACATCTTAAGGATGAAGTTAATGTACACAACTAATGTGTTTGTTGATAGGAGTACATGATGGGACTGGCATCACAAGTAGCAAAAGCTGGAGCAAAGAAAGCAGGTAAATCATCTTCTTTAATAACAGACTTAGCCAAAGCCAAGTCTGCTTCCAAAGCTAAGGAGATAACTCCAGAAGATATTACTGAGTATATTAAAACAACGCTTATACCAAAAAAAGAAAGCGATAAAAACTTTAAGTCTAAGTTCAAAGACACTACAGTTGTAGATGAAAAGAACAAACCCCGTGTGATGTATCACGGAAGAAACAAAGACTTTGAAAGTTTTGATACTGGTAATGTTAAAACAGATACACAAGAAATTGGGACACACATAGGCACTGCAGATCAAGCTAATGAGTTTGCTACTAGAGAAGGTGGTAATGTTGTACCTACATATTTAGATGTAAAGAACCCATTGAGATTAAATGATTATGGTGGTTTTCATAGTGGTGAAGTATTAGAACAGTTGAGATCAACAGGAAAGTTTGATGAAAACCTTCTTGATGAAATAGAAGATATACCTTCTATTGTTGAACGGAATAAAGCTGTTGTTGATTTAATTAAAGGCAGTGGCTATGACGGAATTGTTTATCTCAATAAGAGAGAAGGTCTTAATCTAAAAGGCACAGAGAAACAGAAATCTGAAAAGATTGATGAACTTCAAGACTATGATGACGAAACGCTAATGAAAAAGTATGGAGCTAAAGACTCCTACATAATTTTTGATCCTGCTCAAGCAAAATCTATTTTTAATAAAGGATCTTGGAGTGGGTCAGATGATAGGCTCAATTACAATAAAGGTGGCACTGTGAAAGATATGAATACACTATTTGCTGAAGGCGGCATGAATGACCAAGGTGGCACAGTAGATCCTGTGTCAGGTAATGATGTACCTCCGGGTTCTTTACAGAACGAAGTGAGAGATGACATTGATGCTAAGCTGAGTGAGGGTGAGTTTGTCATCCCTGCTGATGTTGTTAGATACATTGGTCTTGAAAGATTGATGAAGCTTCGTGATGAAGCTAAGCAAGGCTTGTCTCGCATGGCAGAGATTGGTCAGATGGGTAATGCACAAGAGGTAGAAAACCCAGAAGCTCTTCATGAAGATGAAGAAGGCTTTAATTCTGAGATTGATGACATCATGCAAGAGGTTGAAGGTGAGCAGATGGGTGAGAAGAAGTTTGAAGCTGGTGGTTTTGCTGTTCCGGGGACAGATCTTCTTGATAAATATAACATTCCTAAAACATCAATTACCAATCCAGCATTAGATGTTAGAGCATACAAGAATAAAGAAGGTAGGGTGATGTATATCACCTTCTTCAATGACAAACCCTCCATAGCCATTCCTGCTGGATATGAGTTTGCTGGTTCTGCTGGTCAATTTATTGCAGAGACTAAGAAGGTTGATGACAAGAAAGAAGTTGTTACAGCCACAGGGACAACTGATGGTGGTGGTGGTGATGGTGTAGGAACAGGCGGGGGCGGTGCTTCTGTAAGTACTGGTGAGGGTATTGGTGCTACTCCAGTTGGTATTGCTATTGGTGCGGTAACTAATGCCATTTCAAATGCAATAGGTCTTTCTAATGCTCCAAATCCTAATGTTAGTGTAGTTTCTATGTCTCCTGCAGGACTGGATGCCTCTACCCCAGAAGGCTTAGCAGCCAATGCTGCTGCATTAGGTATTGATGATGCCTCTATTGCAGAAGGTCTTGCTGCTGATGCTGCTGATGCTGCTTCTGTTTCTGCCAACAATGCTGCTGCCACTGCCGCTGATGCTGCTGCTGCTGCCTCTGCTGCTGCTGGGGACAGTACTGGTAATGATGGTTCTGCTGGTGCTGCAACAAGTGGTTCCCCCGGTTGGGCTAAAGGTGGCTTAGTTGCTAAACGTACAAAGAAACCAACACTTGCTCAAAAAAGAGGCATTGCCTCTAAAAGATAATACTATATAATTAGCATACTCAAACCAGAGGTGGGCTGGTGAGTGTCAACAATTTCCCACCATATGGCTACCTATCTCCCTGCTATGCAGCTACAGTTAGCCCCAACTTAAAGGTATGTTATGACAGAAGCAGTAGTTAATCAGAATCAACAAGCTCAGGCTTTCTCTCCATTTGGTAAGCGTAATGCTAACAAGGATCGGATTGAACAAGAAGAAGCTGAGTTGAAAGAATTGGCTGAAGATAAGAGCACTCCTCAAGACCCTGAGGATAGCAACTTAAGCGCAGAAGAGAAGAGCTTTAAAAAGCGTTATGGAGATCTGCGTAGACATTCTCAGCAACAGCAAACCACTTTGCAGAAGCAAATTGATGAGCTTCGCTCACAGCTACAGCAAAGTACAGAGAAGCAAATCAAGCTTCCTAAGAGTGAAGAAGAACTTAATGAGTGGGCTAGAGCCTATCCTGATGTTGCAAAGATTGTTGAAACCATTGCAATTAAAAAGGCTAAGGAACAAACCCAAGCATTGGATGAACGATTTAAACAGCTAGATGAGCGTGAACATCAGACATCTAAGGATAAGGCAGAATCTGAATTGATGCGTTTGCACCCAGACTTTGATGCTATTCGTGATGATGATGAGTTTCATAGCTGGGTTGAAGAACAACCTAAGTGGATTCAAGATGCTTTGTATGATAATGAGAGTGATGCGGTGTCTGCTGCTCGTGCTATCGACTTATACAAAGCTGATAAAGGTATTAAGACTAAGAAATCTACCGCAGATAAGGGTGCTGCTGAAAGCGTAAACACCCGTGGTAGTCGTTCTGCACCTACAGGTGAGAGTAAAGATGGTGTCTTTTATGAGTCACAGGTAAGTAAAATGTCTACCTTTGAGTATGAAAAGAACCAAGAAGCTATTGCTAAAGCATTACAATCAGGTAAGTTTGTATACGATGTTAGCGGAAGTGCTCGTTAAGTATTGACAAATCTGAAACAACTGGTATAACTTTAATAGAGCGAAGAGGGTAGCTCCCCTGACTGTGCTAACTCACAGTCTAGCTCTTTATATCTAGTTAGGGATTGTTATGGAAAATTGTAAGACTTGTTGTGTCTGCGGAATATCTAAACTATATTCTGATTTTTACAATAGAAGAAATGATTGTAAAAAATGTGTAATAGACAGGTCAGCTAGAAATAGTATTTCTTATGTACCTTTACATGAAAGAGATATTATTTCTAGGTTTAAGAATCTTTGCACTAAAGCTAAAGGTAGAACAAAAGAATTTAATCTTGTAGGTCTTGACTTATTAGATCTATGGGATAAACAAGATGGTCGATGTGCTTATACTAAATTGCCGCTGCTTGCTACAGCCAACCAATTTAATACAGTAAGTCTCGACAGAGTAGATAGCAGTAAAGGTTATGTTGTTGGTAACATTCAACTAGTCTGTGCAGCTATCAATAAGATGAAGCAAGAGTACACTGAAGAGATGTTTCTTTTGTTTTGTCTGCTAGTAACGCAAAACAATAAACTGTCAGAATCACCTGAAAGTTTGTTAGCCCGTTATGTTCCACTAGGCATGGTGGACAAGTAATGTACCTAACAAATTCAGCCTCTGTAGTAATGTTGAGCGTATTTAATTATATGCCTAACACATATCTAGGAGGATATTAATATGGCCTTTCCAAAAGCCGTTGGCTATGGTAACCTGCCGAATGGAAACTTCAGTCCGGTTATCTATTCAAAGCAAGTACAACTTGCATTCCGTAAAGCGTCTACTGTTGAAGACATCACCAATAATGATTACTTTGGTGAAATCGCAAACATGGGCGACAGTGTCAAAATCATTAAAGAACCTGAAGTGTCTGTTCAAAGCTACGCCCGTGGCACACAGATCACTGCTCAAGATCTGAATGATGAAGACTTCACATTGGTTGTTGACCAAGCTAACTACTACGCTTTCAAGATTGATGACATCGAAGCAGCTCACTCACATGTGAACTTCATGCAGATGGCTTCTGATCGTGCAGCGTATCGTTTGCGTGATCAGTATGACCAAGATGTATTGGGTTACTTGTCTGGCTTTAGACAGTCTGCCAAGCATGTCAATCCTGACACAGCTCGTACAGCAGCCGCTGGTACTAATGCAGTAACTGCTGCTGGTGCTGATGAGTTGTTGGCTACTATGAAGCTGAAGAAAGGTAGTTTTACCAACATCACTACTGGTTCTGCTGGTGAGCATTCAATTCCTTTGACTCCTCGCCTTCCCGGTGCTACAGCCCTCCCAACAGCAACAGCTTCTCCTTTGATGGTGATTGCTCGTATGGGTCGTTTGCTGGATACCCAGTTTGTTGATTCTGCTGGTCGTTGGTTGGTTGTCGATCCCATCTTTGTTGAGATGTTGAAAGACGAAGACAGCCGTATGTTGAATAGTGACTTTGGTGGTTCTGGTTTGCAGAACGGCTTGGTCATTAACAACTTGCACGGCTTCCGTGTGTATGTTTCTAACAATCTGCCAAAGATTGGTACTGGCCCCGGTACTTCAGGTACTGCTAACCAGAACACAGACTTTGGTGTGATTGTTGCTGGTCATGATTCTGCTGTTGCAACTGCTCAGCAAATCACTAAGACTGAGACATATCGTGATCCCGACAGCTTCGCTGACATCGTGCGTGGTATGCATCTTTATGGTCGCAAAATCTTGCGTCCTGAAGGCATCGTCACTGCTAAATACAACGCTGCTTAAGGAGAAACTAAATGGCAACTATTACTACTCTCTCAAACGCTGTTGGTGCAGGTACACAACCTAGCCGTAGTCTTCGCAACATGCCTTATGTTGTTGAAAACACTATTAGCTGGTCTGCTGCTGTAACAGCTAAAGGCTCTGCCTTGGCTGCTGCTGATGTGATTGAAGCTCTCCAGATTCCCGCACAATCTATTGTGTTGGCTGCTGGCTTTGAAGTGATCACTGCAGCTACTGGTAGCTGTACAGTTAGCTTGGGTGTTACTGGTGTTACTGCTGCTGCTTATGTCTCTGCTTTTGCAGTGACTAGCTCAGCTACTGCCGGAACCTACGCAACTCCAGCAACTGCTGCTTATCCTATTGTGTCTGGAGCTGCTGACACATTGGACTTGCTGTTGGTTACTGAAACCACTACACTGAGTGCTGGTTCAATCCGTGTCTTTGCTGTCATCGTTGACGCACAAGATCGTGTTGGTCCTGCTTCTGTAGACCGTGAGCAACTGGCCTAATAGCTAGTTGATGCAGGGAGGGGCTTAACCGCCTCTCCCTTTTATTGTTTAAAAATTATGTCTACATTTATTTCTTTAACAAATGAATTGCTGCGAAGAATGGGTGAGGTTGTTTTAGACTCCACCGAATTCGCTGGAGCTAGAAACATTCAAGCTCTAGCCAAGAATGCTATCAATTCATCTATTAGAGAATTGATGCATAGTGCTCAGGAATGGCCCTTTGCTCTTACTACTTATACACAAACAATGACAGTGGGTACGGGAACATATTCCTTTCCTGCTGATTTGTCTAGTGTTGACTGGGAAAGTTTCTATCTTAAGAAACTAACAGCAGCAAACAATGATCCGGCTCGTTTACCTGTTCTTACATATGTTGACTACTTAGACAACTATCGTCCCGGTGAGGATGTGAATGGCACTGGAGGCTATGGTCCTTCTATTGCTGTTTATCAAACACAAGAGTCTAAGTTTGGTGTGACTCCCCTGCCTGATCAGGCGTATGAGGTGGAGTATAAGTATTGGTCTTTCCCTGCTGATCTGTCTCTTTCTACAGATGTCTGTATTATTCCTGATAGATTTACCAGTGTATTAATTGATGGTGCTATGTTCTACATGCTCATGTTCAGGTCTAATGAACAAGGTGCAACTTTGTATAAAGAGAAGTTTGATACAGGTATTAGAACAATGCGTAGGCTTTTGTTAGATGAGCCTTTGTATATGCGTTCAACAATGATTGTTAAGCCTTCTTTTAGTCCAAGAGTGTTTTAATGGCAGATAGAATTAGTGGCTTCAAGGTTACATGTATTGGTGGAATGAACACCAATAGGGATGTACTATCTCAAGGTGAGATGTACCCCGGTTCAGGTACACAACTTATTAATTATGAGCCAGCTATTACTGGTGGGTATAGACGGATTAGTGGATATGCTAACAGTTATGGAACTGTAACTGGCACAGGTAGTGTACTTGGTGTTATGGTTGCAGAGAGTTTAAACGATGGTATCTTTGCTTGTCGCAAACCTTCTTCTGGTACAGACTACTTTTATAGGTGGGTAAATTCTTCATCTACTTGGGTAGCAATTACAACTCCCGGAACTGTTACGATGGTGGGGGTTAAGAAGGTTAGGTTTACTAGATATAATTGGAGTGCTCCTAAGTTTGCGTTAACTGATGGAATCAATCCGGCTGCTGTGTATGATGGAACTACATATACACAGATTACGGATGCTAATGCTCCTAATAGTCCTAAGTATTCTGCAGCCTTTAAGAATCATTTGTTCTTAGCTGGTGATACAACAGACCCTTACAACTTATATGTTTCTTCTCCTTTGGCAGAAACAAACTTCAACCCAGCTAATGGAGCTGCTGTTATTAATGTAGGATTTGAGATTGTTCAGATTAAACAGTTTAGAGATACGCTGTACATCTTTGGTAAAAATGCAATTAAGAGTTTGACAGGCACTAACATAGCTGACTTTGTGGTGGGTGAGGTGACAACAAATTTAGGTTGTGTTGTACCAGATAGTGTGATAGAACTGGGTGGTAATCTAGTGTTCCTTGGTCCTGATGGTTTTAGACCAGTGGCGGGAACAAATAAGATTGGTGATGTGGAATTGGAAACAATTTCAAAACAAATTCAATTTACCATTACATCAATCTTACAAGAAATTGTAGCTGGTTCTATTGATCCAGAAACATTAAGCTCTGTAGTAATTCGTAAGAAGTCACAGTTTAGATTGTTCTTACCCGCTGAGGGAGTCTTTGGTTTGTTAGGTGGTCTTAGGGCTAGCGAAGGCGGTGTTTCTTTTGAATACAGTCAGCTTTTTGGATTTACAATAACATGTGCTGCTAGTGGATACATTGGGCTTGATGAAGTTGTTATTCATGGAGATTCTACGGGTAAGGTGTATAAGCAAGAGACAGGAAGTTCTTTTAATAGTACAGAAATCTTGAGTGTTTATCAAACACCTTTCTATTATTTTCAAGATCCTTCAATTCGTAAAAACTTCTATAACATTTCTACATTCTTGCGTAGTGAGGGATCGACTAGTATTGTGATGGGTGTGTCGTATGACTTTGATGACTCTGTTAATGTCTTCAATCCAGCCAACTATAACATTTTAACAACTGGTGCTGCTGCTTATTACAATGAAGCCATCTATGATGCTTCAGCAATTTATGATGGTAATCCATCACCAGTAGAGAAGACAAACATTGAAGGCTCTGGGTTCTCCATTGCTTTCAAATATGTGACTAATGATACGAATGCTAGTCATACGATTCAGGGCTTGGTCTTGAATTATTCGATGAATGATAGACGCTAAGGGGAAACTAAATGGCAGGTTATGTAAGACAGTCGGCTGCTGATATCGTCCCAACGGGCGTAGTTAGAGCTGCACCAATTAACAATGAGTACAATGCTCTTCGTGATGCTTTTAGTGCTGCTAGTGGTCATAAGCATGATGGCACTGCTGCTGAGGGACATCCTGTTCCTGTCATTGGTGACGCTGACTTATTGAATAAGATTGCCACTGATACCGCTAATAATCGTCATGGTGTATTTGTTGAAGTAGCTGCGGCTGCTGTGGAGCAAGTGCGCTTTCAAGATGGAGCTATTGTTCCAGTAACAGACAATGACATTGACTTAGGTACAAACTCTCTTGAGTTTAAAGACTTATACATTGATGGCACAGCCAACATTGATAGCTTAGTTGCTGACACTGCTGACATCAATGGTGGCACTGTTGATGCTACAGCTATTGGTGGAACAACCCCCGCTGCTGGTGCTTTTACAACTCTATCGGCTTCTGGTGCGGCAACACTTTCTAGCACTTTAGCAGTTACGGGTGTTGCAACGCTTGGTAATGGTGCTGTGCTAGGAACACCAACATCAGTTACGCTTACAAATGCTACTGGTTTGCCTATCAGCACAGGAGTAAGTGGTCTTGGGACAGGTGTGGCAACCTTTTTAGCTACGCCAAGTAGTGCTAATTTAATTTCTGCTGTTACGGACGAAACTGGAACTGGTGCGTTGGTGTTTGCCACTTCGCCAACACTGGTGACTCCAGCATTGGGAACACCTGCTTCTGGTATAGCAACCAACTTGACGGGGCTACCAATTTCAACAGGCGTAAGTGGTTTGGGTACTGGAGTTGCTACTTTCTTAGCTACCCCCTCATCTGCTAACTTAATTTCTGCCATTACTGATGAAACAGGAACTGGTGCTTTGGTGTTTGCAACAAGCCCTACCTTAGTAACCCCTATCCTTGGAACACCAACAAGTGCAACATTGACCAATGCCACAGGTCTTCCTATTGCTACTGGTGTATCAGGTCTTGGCACAGGTGTGGCAACTTTCCTAGCAACTCCTTCAAGTGCAAACTTAATCTCTGCTGTAACAGATGAAACTGGAACAGGATCATTGGTCTTTGCGACAAGTCCAACTCTAGTAACACCTGCCCTTGGTACTCCATCTGCTTTGGTAGGAACTAACATTACAGGAACTGCGTCTGGTTTGACAGCAGGTAATGTAACCACTAACGCTAACCTTACTGGTGCTATTACTTCAGTTGGAAATGCTACATCTCTTGGTTCATTCACATCAGCTAACCTTTTGGCTGCTTTGACAGATGAAACAGGAACAGGCTCTGCAGTATTCGCCACTTCACCTACTCTTGTTACTCCTATCCTTGGAACACCCACTAGCGCAACTTTAACTAACGCTACAGGGCTTCCAATTGCTACTGGTGTGTCAGGTCTAGGAACAGGCGTAGCAACGGCTCTAGCGGTCAATGTAGGCTCATCTGGCGCACCTTTGGTAAATGGTGGTGTGCTTGGTACTCCATCTAGCGGAACTGCTACTAACCTTACAGGCTTACCAATTTCAACAGGTGTATCTGGTTTGGGTACTGGTGTAGCTACTGCTCTAGCTGTGAACGTAGGTTCTGCTGGTGCTGCTGTTGTTAATGGCGGTGCATTAGGCACTCCCTCTGGTGGTACAGCAACCAACTTAACTGGTTTGCCTTTATCAACTGGTGTAACAGGAACACTACCTGTTGCTAATGGTGGTACAGGAACAGCAACTCCTAGCATTGTTGCAGGGACAAACGTAACTGTTACAGGAACATGGCCTAACCAAACCATTGCTTCTACAGCAGGTGGTTCTGGAACTGTAACTAGCGTTGCAGCTACAGTCCCAAGTTTGTTTAGTATTTCAGGTTCACCAATTACCACATCTGGCACATTGGCAATGACCTACTCAGGTACTGCTTTGCCAGTAGTTAATGGTGGTACTGGTCAAACATCCTACACAGATGGTCAACTGTTAATTGGTAACAGCACAGGAAACACGCTAACTAAAGCAACATTGACTGCGGGAACAAACGTAACAATTACCAATGCTGCTGGTGCAATTACGATTGCGGCTTCTGGTGGTGGTGCTTCTGCTGCTACGCCTACTGCGCTTGGTACTGTGTATGGCAAGCAAACAGCAAGCGGTGCATCACCTTATTTAACTGCTTTTGGATACAATTCTGCCCCTTCAGCAACTGGTACATATAATTCTGCATTTGGGCAGTTATCGCTCTTTTCATTAACTTCTGGTTCGTCAAATACGGCAATAGGTGAAGAAAGTCTTTATACAGTATCAACAGGAAATGATAATGTTGCCGTTGGTGCTAGTGCTTTATATACTGCAACTGGTTCTCATAACACTGCTGTTGGCACGCAAGGTTTAGCACTTACAACTACTGGAGCAGAAAACACTGCTGTAGGTGCTTATGCAATGAGATTAAACACAACTGGAAATTATAATACTGGTATTGGACGTTATGCACTTACTGCTAACACCACAGCATCTTACAACACCGCTTTAGGATATGAATCTCTTAAAGCAAACACAACAACTTCATACAACACCGCACTTGGTTATTCTGCGGGAACTGCCAATACAACTGGTGGAATAACTGCTGTTGGTGCGGGTGCTCTTGCGGCTAACACTACAGGATATGCCAATACTGCCCTTGGAGGTTATGACAGCGCAACAACCATACAAGCCGCACTAAGATATAACACTACAGGAAATTTTAATGTAGCAGTTGGAACAGGTGCGCTTACTGCTAACACCATAGGTGCTAACAATACGGCCTTTGGTTATTCAGCACTTTATACAAATATTGATGGTGGTACTAATGTTGCTGTTGGAAATAGTGCGCTTGCACTTAATACTGGTGGTGGAAGTAATGTTGCCGTAGGATACCAAAGTCTTTATAATAATACTACTGCCAGTGGCAACGTAGCCGTAGGTTATCAGGCTTCCCAAACTATTACCACAGGGGCTAATAATGTTGCCATTGGTGTTTTCTCAGGGAAAGGCGGCACAACTGGCACTTCAAATGTTTCTATTGGTTACGAATCACTTAAAACCAACACTACAGGAAATTACAATACAGCAATAGGTCTTGAAGCCCTTAAATCCTCTACAACTGGCGGTGGTAGCGTTGCATTAGGTGCTTATACGCTTTTCTCTAACACTACTGTATCTGATAATATCGCCATAGGGTATGCGGCAAGTTATTATAGTGTGACAGGAGCAAGAAATACTGCTGTAGGCTATTTTTCTTTGTTTAATAATACCGCTAATGACAATACTGCTTTTGGCTATCAAGCACTTAGGGCAAATACAACTGGCACTAATAATACTGCTGTTGGACAAGGTGCGCTTTATTCTAATACTACCGCTACTTCCAATACAGGTATAGGTTCTGAAGCTGGTTATTCAATAACAACAGGCGTAGACAATGTATGTATTGGATTGTCTTCTGGAAATTATAATGTTGCTCTTACTACTGGTAGAGACAATGTAATTATTGGTACTTATTCTCACACTGCGGCTGCAGGAGATAATGCTTCAATTGTTATAGGTCGATATATTCTTGGTAAAGGTACTAATACGGGTTTTATTTCTCCGGGTGGTGGTGGCGTTTATCAAGGCAATAACTCCGCTAATTGGTCTACAACTTCAGACAGACGTTTAAAGAAAAACATTGTTGATAACAATATTGGTTTAGAAAAACTTACGCAAATCCAAGTGCGTAACTTTGAATATCGGTTGGCAGAAGAAGTTACAGAATTACCACAAGCACAAGCTATTCAAAAGACAGGCGTTCAACTTGGTGTGATTGCTCAAGAATTGCAAGCCGTTTTGCCTGAGTGCGTAAAAACAGAATCCACAGGTATTATGTCCGTAGACTCAGATAACCTGACTTGGTACATGATAAATGCTATCAAGCAACTCAAAGCCGAGGTGGATAGCCTCAAATCTCAACTTAATCTAGGAGCTTAATCATGGAAAATCAAACCCCCGCACAAATTGCACAGCACTACTCTGCCGCAATGGATAGCGTCAACCTAATCAATGGTGGCAAGCCAACTCAAATGACTGATGCTGAATGGGCTGATTGCCTATCACGCAACAAAGAACATTTAAAAATCATGTTGGCTAAAGACTATTGGACAACTGAAAACCTTGCACCATTGCAAGCCGCTTCTGCATAATCATGCAAGACGAAGTAACCCATTCTCAAATCTATGAACGTCTATTAGCTGTTGAAGCTAAGGTGGACCAACTAGATAAGAACACACAAACTGTGGTTGCTGCTTTCAATGCAGCCGCTGGTGCATTCGTTGTGCTTGAATGGCTTGCTAGGGCAGTGAAGCCTGTCTTAATTATTGGTGCTTTCTGTGGAGCCATTTGGCTTGCGATAGAAAATAAACTACATCAATAATGAAATGGGTGATAGCTGCACTGTTGATAGTGAGCTTACTTGTTTCAGCAGCAGAGGACAAGTGTAGTGTTCGACAGTTTTATGGTATAGCTTACACCATTCATAATCCTACAGAACGTCATCAACAAATGTCTGCGTGGCTAACTAACCATGAAGGCTTTTGTTCTAGCAAAGACATGGTTGTTATTTGGAACAACCTGTCTGAATGGGCAGGAGCAGCAGATAGTGCAGAACTAAGACACAAAGTTGTTCGTGCTTATAAGAAGGCAATTGAAAGGGAAAAGAAATGACTGATGTATTACTTCTTCTTCTTTGGTTAGCAGTACCTTTGAATTATATCTACTGGATATTAATTAGAAATGATAGATAAGATCCGTCTATTCCCTATGGTGGATGCTACTGGTTATCCAGATAAGACTGATGCCACTGAAAGAAGAATTGAAAAGTATCAAGAAGAATACAGAGCAGTACTTAAAGCTAACAAAGTAGAACGAAAGATAGAAGAACTATTGCTAGAGCTTTATAACAAAAGAGCTGAGCAACAGAAACTCAGACTTGAGATATTTACAGATCGTAAACTAGATGTATATGTATAAATATGGTTACTAAAAAAACACCTGTTAAGACACCAGCAAAGGTAGCTCCTGTTAAAAGCAGGACACCTAAGCCTAAGACAGAACAAACAATTAATGTATCTGTTGCTGCACCTGTTGCAAAAACAGAAACCAAGAAAGACGATAGTACACTTGGTAAAATCATTGGTTTGATTGAGTGGGTAGATAATCCATTTAAACTGTTTACAGTTATTCTCCTAGCATTTCTTGCATTTGCTGGGTATTTTGCTTGGGATTCTAGGCAAGTTATTCTCCAAGCAATTACAAATCAAGACAAGATGCCTCAGCTTGTTAAGCAAGAGGAGTTGATTGTTCCTGCTCGTAGCTTACTTAAAGATGTAGATGGGCTTGTTCTTTTGGTCCATAAGGCTAACTTATCTACGAATAGCAGAACCACTGTGCTTGCTCTTAATGCTGATGGCTCAAGAGAAAAGACAATGGAGGGAACAGTAACCTCCCTCTTTAATGCAAGCGCAGATAGAAACGCTGCTATGGTGGCTATGCTAAACAATGAAATCTTGTGTGAGGAATTTAATCCATCATCTAAAGTTGGTGAATGGGGTGCAAAGCAGGGTGTTAAGTTTATGTGTAGAGGCTCTATACCGCCAGACATGGGTAAATTTGCGGGATATGTAGCCATTGGGTTTAAGGAAAAGCCAGAGGACATTGCGGCATTAAAGACCCGTATAAACTTGGCAGCAACTGACATGTCAGAGGAGTAATTATGTTAGATATTCTTAGTGGTGGTTTATTAGGCAGCATCTTTGGTGGTATCTTTAGGATGGCCCCTGAAGTATTGAAGTGGCTAGACAAGAAGAATGAACGCAGTCATGAGCTTAACATGTTTAAGTTTCAATGCGATTTAGAGCAACAAAGAGGCGCACAGAAACTCGCAGAAATAGGCGCACAAAGAGAAGCGGCTGTAGACGTAGGTGTCATGGGAGCCTTTCAATCAGCCATTGAACAGCAAGCAACGATGGTTAAAGCTGCTGGTGGATGGGTCGCATCTTTATCCGCATCTGTCAGGCCAGTTGTTACCTACTGGGTGCTGTTTGTTTGGAGCTTTATCCATGTGTGGTTTGCATGGAATGCATGGCTTGCAGGTGCTCCAGCCGTTGAAGTGTTTAAGACTATGATGACACCTGACTTCTCAGCTCTGTTATCAG